ACACTAGACCAGTTGGCATGCTCATTGGTTGAACGCCGCAAACATCAAACGCGATCATCGCGGGGGCGGTACGGCGGACCATTGACATCAGCACTGGGTCATACTTAGCAGCACCAGCGGTAACGTTGGTCGGGGTTGATTCTTGCAGAGCTTGGCGATTGTTCTCAGCGGCTTGGTTCTCTAGCAGGGCGGCCGTTACTTGCTTACGATAAGCATCTTCGATCTTGGGCATGGAGGCATGCTCAAGGATGGGAGACCACTTCTCTACTAGAGTCGGGTCTTGTTGCTCGTTTAGGAATTGATCCATGTTTGTTTACCTCGGAGGATTTGAAAATTGAACAACTTTATTTATAGTGAGGCAGAAGACAAACGGCTCAATTGCACGCTATGGCTTTATGTTCGTATCCGTGTCTTCTGCGCATGACTTTATGTAGTGCCGCGATTTACCGCATCATTGAAGCCAGACGGGACATATAATCGTCTTGGGCTTTCTTACGCGGGGAGGGGATCTCTTTATCTTCTGAAATGATCGGGGCTTCCTCGGCAACCATCTTTAGGGCTTTCTTGGTGAAATAGCCTTCCTTGATGATCTTGGCTCCATTAGCGAAAGCTTCAGCGCTGCTATAGGTCTTGCCTTCGACTAGTTCGCGCATCTTCTCTTTGTCAAGAGTTGACATGCCTTCGGTTAGTTCCGTGAAAGCAATCTTGCGCTGGGCTTCGTCTAGGGCTTGCTCAACCTTGGCGGTTTCCTTGGTAGATTCGGCTAGGCGGGCTTTCAGTTCGCTGATCTCTTCGGCCTGCTCGTCGACCTTGGCGATATCGCCTTCGGGGATATTGAAATTGTGCTCTAGGAACAGCTTACGAATACCACCGATGAAGCTTTCCATGATATCCACTTTCACGCTATGACGCAGGGCGACACGATTCTTTTCGGCCCACTCATTAACAGCATACGTCAGATATTGATCGGCTTGCTCTTCCAGCTCGGCCTTAGCAGCGGCGACTTCTAGCTCTTTCTCTTCCTGTAGACGCTTGGTGGTAGCGCGAACACGCTTGTTCACCTCAGCACCGATGGCGCTTTCAAAGAGGATTGAAAGATTGCCGATGGACTCTTCTGATAGTTCTGTGCCTTCGAAGATCGCCTTGAAGTGCGTACCGAAGGATTCTTTTAGATCGTCCTTCTCATCATCTTCAGCGTCATCGTCTTCATCATCCGAGTCGTCTTCGTCGTCTTCCTTGACTTTCTTCTTGGATTCTTTGACAGGCTTCTTACCACCTTTCTTGGATTCCTCGACGTCGTCTTCGTCATCCTTTTCGTCTGCGTCTTTGTCGTTATCCATGACTTTATCTTCAGCGTCGTCCTTTTCGTCTTCGCCTTCAGATAGAGCCGCGTATGCAGCATCCGTGACGTGCTGAAGAAGCGCCTTAGCGGCGGCTTCCGATAGCTCTTCGCCTTCCCGAAGCTTATCAAGACCGTGCTCTTTGATGATAGCTTTCAGTGCGGCTTCCTTGTTGATCTTTGGCATAATGCCTCCAAAATGATTCATTGATAAACCTATTTAACCGCCAATAATCTTGGCCAGCGCAGCCTTGGCGGATTCAAACATGGCCCGTTCACGTTCGGCCTTGCTTGGGATATTCTTTGCAGCTTTCTTCTGCTCTAGGAATTGCATGAACTCCTCAAATAGAGCATGATTAGCGCCTAGTGCATTTTCGATAGCAAGCTCATTTTCATAGACGGCATTCACCAGTGCTTTCGGGGCCGACGGGTTCATGACGGCATCTACGGTAAACAGGCGGAAGTCGTCTTGGACTTCTGAAATGCCTTCCTTCAGGGCCTTAACCGAACCGCTACCACGAGTTGATACCCCTAGGACTACACCCCCTTCTAGCATCGCTTGGATAATCTTCCCACACGGGGTGTCGAGGACTTTGGCCTTACCGAGATAATCGGTGCCTTCCTTGGCAATTTCCGTAATCAGAATAGCAGCGCGGTCTGGGTTGATTTGGCTATCATTGGGATGGGATAGCTCACCCACAGCACGCCGCGTGGCAACATACTCCTCGGAGAAGCGTTTCACCTCCCGATCTAGGGTAGCCTCTTTATAAATGCGACGGTTTTTATTGACGGTTTCGGCTTGGGCGAATACCCCTTCAATATACCAGTCCTTACCTTCTTTGGTAGATTCGGCGATTAGTTCATTTTCAATCAGTAGCATGATTATTTTCCGTATAGGGTTTTCATTCGGACTTTAGAACGGATCATAGACCGTTTGGCTTTCTGTTTGCGTGCCGCCTTCCCGACACGCCACGCTTTCCGTGCTGCTTTGCGTCGTGCGCGCTTCTCCTTCTGAGTCATGCGCACAAATTTGACGCTATTACCCTTCCGAACGACTTTAAAGCCCTTGCGCTTGACCTTGACCTTACGAACGATCTTGCCATTACGCACAACCCGTTTCATCGCTACCTCATCTAGGAATTCTAGCGTATGGGCGGCTTTCCAGTCTTCTAGAAGAGCATCCATTCTTTCTAGAATTTCCTCTCTACTGAACATCGCTACCTCTTCTGATTATAGACCCAGCTTGTTCTGAATATCGCGCTCGGTCATGACGATCAGGTCATGCTTATCACCTGAAGCGCGCTCTCGTTCTGCACGTTGTTTTGAATCGAACGGACCCGCTACCACTTCATCACCTTTCTTGCTGTATACGTAGAAGGCCTCTTCGGATAGGGAGTCAAACATCCGCTGGGCGATCTCATGGCGCATCTCTTCTAGCTTTTCATTTGCCTTGACCGCTAGTGCGTCCAGAACTTCGTCTTTATCAAACATCATGGTATTCCGTAGTTATTGAGAAGTAAAACAACCGTCTACGAATATTTAGACGGTTGTAAGCGGTTACTGTCGGGAATTAGCGCATATCAGAAGTTAACGCCATCTAATGCGGCCTTTGCCGTTTTGATGCGCTGGCGATCAGGAATCCCGTCATTATTGCGGTCAATGAAGTCGGGTCCGTCATCGTCTTCACCATCTTCTTCTGGCGGGTCTTCCTTGTTCTCCTTGTCCATCTGCTTCTGCATGTCGTCTACCTCATCTTGAGATAGATTCAAGACATTGCGCATCAGCCAATCCTTGCTGAAGTATTGTCCTTTATACTGCTCTAGCTGCTGTAGAAGTGCGGCCCGCTGTTGCCACATCTCATTAAACATAAGCTCATCCCAGTAGGCCGAAGAATGCCATTTGAAGGTTAGGCTAGGTGCCATGGCTTCAAAGTCTTCCGCAGTGATGATGTTCTTTGCCACGCACTGCGTCTTCAGCATCTGAACAAAGATCATGGAGAACTTGTTGCGAAGGTAGTTCACAAATTTGGTGAACTTGATTTCCTCGCGGGTAATCTCACCAGACCTCCCCATGGAGAACGTACCCTCGGCATTTAGGCGAGTACGCGGGATATTCAATGCCTGATACATCTTCTTGTGGAAATAGTCCACATCGTCCATTTCCCCGAGATTCTGACCACCAGGCAACGTCGTTACCTCTGTGCCTCGCCCACCATCACGGCGCGGAAGCCAGTAGTCCTCCAACATGGACATGGTTTGGCGGCTATCCTTCACCTCGCCCGTCACGGTATCATAGGTCATCTTGTTTTTAAAATTGTTTTTGACGCTATTCAGATACTGCTCGGCTTTGGTGCGGGGAAGGTTGCCGACGTCGACATAGAAGATTCGACGCTCGGGGGCACGGGCCAGACGATAGATTACCAGACTATCCTCTAGCTGCTTCATTTGGTTTGCAACCTTCAGGGACTTATCAAGGTGGCTGATTGCAATCGTTGAACCATCACCCTTGTCACGGAACACACCGCTATTGGCATATGCAATTGCATCGGGGTGAACCTTGATTGATTGTGCCTGCTTCCCTAGAAGATTAGCCTGCTTACCATTAGTAGAAGACGTGTACACAAAGTACGTATCCTTAACCTTCTCGGCTTCGACACCGTTCTTTAGTTTGACCTTCTCCGTCTCTACCACCTTACGGATAGTACGCGGGTCAATGATACGGATGGACGTAATCCCTTTGGAGTTATCGTCGGGGTCTAGGACTAGATGGATCAGCATACGTCCGTCTACGTACCATTGGCGGAATTTGTCCGTGGCCGTCCGATTGAATTCCAGTAGCTTCAGGCATTCTAGGAACTCCTCCTGAATCTTGTCCACTACCTTCTTTGGAATCTTCAGCTCTTCTGGAACCTCGATGTCCACAGGATAGCTGGCATAGTCCGTTTCAATCGCCTCATTAACGATCTCTTGGATGGCGTAGTCGATCTCGGGGCGGGATGCTAGTTCGCGCCAAGCATTGATCAGCTCTACCTCGTTCGTCTCATTTGACGTCGCGCCAAAGTCGATGCCGTGGGCAACCACGCCGCCCGTTTGGATGATGACCGCATCGTCTACGGTAGGCGGCACGAATGAGGTATCCTTGATCTCGGGTTCCTCTAGTGCCTTTTCCTGCTTCTTGCCAAACTGGCTAAAAAAATCGAACATTGCCATAATCGGGGTCACATTTAGTTAGTGATGTTAATGGTTATTTAATGGGCAAAAGAAAAGGCTGCTTTTTGGGCAGCCTTGATGTTGCTTACTGTACGCTTTCGTTGGTCCAGAAGTCTACGCTTAGGGACACAGTCAGCTCCATTACCGTATCGGTTGAATCATAGGACAGGTCGGCGGCGCTAACGTTAGTCGGGAAGCAACCCTCGAGCTTATAGGTCTTCAGGACTTTACCGTCACGGCCAAGCGCGGTAACGATGATATCCGTCTTGTATTGGTTCGGGTTCACCACACCTAGGTTGGAGCGAGTACCGTTAATCAGGTTCATCCACTTCTCGAAGCTAGTGCGCGGCTCGAAGTCGGT